TGCATCTCCTGCAAAACCTTGCTGCAGTTTCCGGTAATCTGAGTAATCCGAATTATCTGGAGACAGATGGCAATTACTTACCGAAACGAACGGTTTGCTGGCTACAACAAGGCCAAGCGAACCCCCTCCCATCCGAAAAAATCCCATGCGGTGCTTGCCAAGGAAGGGGACACCGTCCGCTTGATCCGCTTTGGACAGCAGGGAGTCCAGGGTGCAGGGTCCAATCCCAAGACCAAGTCGGAGAAGGCACGACGAGCATCCTACTATGCCCGTCACAATGCCCAGGGCAAACCGACCTCCAAACTCTCAGCCAAATACTGGTCCCACAAAACAAAATGGTGAAATGAAACCAGGACTCTACGCGAACATCCACAAGAAGAAAAAGAGGATTGCCGCACAGAAAGCGGCAAAGAAGGCAGGCAAGAATGTGAAGGTGGAGAAAATGCGAAAACCTGGATCGGCAGGCGCACCGACTGCCAAGGCATTCAAAGAATCCGCAAAAACGGCAAAGAAGAAGTGAGGAAACTAGAATACCAGCAGGGACTGCTGGATGAACCGACAGATTTGGACGAATCCGACTTTCTGGAATCCATTGCCCGAACAATCTTCCGCAAGGGAGGAGGTTTGCTCGGAGAACTGCTGAACCCTGCAGAGACTGGTCTGGACGAAGGATACCTCGATGATCAGGGGAGACTGGTTGTCACAGAACCCCTGGTGCGGGAGAGGAACTTCCGCAACTGGTTTGGAGACAGCAAGGTCGTTGATGAGGAGGGCAAGCCTTTAGTGGTGTATCACGGAACAGGTGCAGATATTAAAGAAATTAAACCTGCAGGACGACAAGACAAGTCCTCAGAAGAAGCACTGGATTGGTTTAGAGACCGAATTTCAAAAAACAGGAATATCCCTCTGCACAGTTGGCGGATGGGGTCCTTCTTTTCGCCAAAACCAGAATACACCGATAGTTATACAAATGAAGGCAAGGGGATGGTCTATCCGGTTTATTTAAAAGCAGAGAACCCTGCTTGGAGAGACAACGTGGAGAAAACGTACAAGGTAACAAATCCGAAGAAAACTCCTGATGCGTTGATCATTCACCACAATGGAGACATCAACGAGATCGTTGTCCCAGACCCAACCCAGATCAAGAGCATCCACAACCGTGGAACGTACAACCCAGATGATCCTGACTTGCTAGGAATGAACACAATGAACATGAGCCTACTCTATGGCTGAATCCCCCACTCCAATGACTGCAGAAGATCTGAAAGCCTGGATTGCTGGCACGATCCAAGACTCCGTGGACCACATCGATGACGAGGTTTCACCCGTCCGTGCCTCTGCATTTAGATATTACCTTGGTGCTCCCTTCTCTGACAGTGGAGACTCTCCTGCGGAGGAAGATGGCAGATCGCAGGTAGTCAGTCGGGAAGTCCATGATGCCGTGCATTCAATGTTGCCTAGTCTGATGCGGGTCTTCTTTTCTCATGACAAGAGTTGTGAGTTTATCCCACGGGGTCCAGAGGATGTCGCAGGTGCCGCACAGGCCACGGAGTTGGTGAGCTGGTATCTCGAACAATCCAATGCCTACTCGGTATTCGCAGATGCCATCAAAGATTGTTTGATCAAGGGCGAGGGCATCATCAAGGTTTGGCATGAAACCCAGTACGACATTCAAACGCGAGAACTGCAGGGCCTGGATGAGCTGCAGATCGGTCTGTTCGTTCAAGAGGGCTATGAAGTAACGTCAAGCGAAGAGTTGGAAGATACTCCAGGTTTGTATTCGGTCGTGCTGACGAAGCGAACTCCACGGGGCAAGATCCGGTTGGAGTGTCTTCCACCAGAAGAATTTTTGATCAATAGAACAGCAACTTCCTTGGATGACGCGAAGATTGTCGCACACCGACAACTGCTGCGGGTCGGAGACCTGGTTGAACTCGGCTACCCCTACGAAACCATCATCCAGTACAAGGGATATGAAGATGATTTTAGATCAAACGAAGAATGGAACCTGAGACATCCGAACTGGAGAGAAGAGGACGATACCGACAGTGACCCTAGCAATCGATTAGTCCAGTACGTTGAGAGTTTCGTCAGAGTTGATGCCGATGGAGATGGAGTGCCCGAACTGCGGAGGATCTGCACCATTGGGCAGGGCCATGAGATCATCATGAACGAACCTGTTGATTCTCACCCCTTCTTGCTCATCCGCAAAGATCCCTTACAGCACACCTGGAGAGGGATGAGTCTGTACGATGAGTTGGCAGACATCCAACGGATCAAGTCGGCAGTCATGCGGAACATGCTGGACAGTCTCTCTCTCAGCACCAGACCCCGCATTTCATACCTTGAGTCTGCTGTGGACTGGGAAGACCTCGCCAATGATGAGGTTGGGGCACTGATTCCAATGCGACAGGCAGGCGCAATCCAAATGCTGGAAATGCCTTTCGTGGGTGCTGCTGCATTCCCTTTGTTGCAGTATTTGGATCAAGTCAAGGAAACCCGCACAGGAATCTCCAAGGCATCACAAGGACTCGATGCCGAGCATCTCCAATCAACCACTGCAATCGGGATATCTGCGAGTCAGAAGGCAGCCCAGGCCAGACTGGAGTTGATCGCAAGGAACATTGCAGAGTCCGGTTTCAAACCGTTGTACAAGAGACTGCTGCAGCTCACACTCCTCCATATGGACCAACCCACCGTGATGCGGCTGCGGGGTGAGTTCGTCCAGGTCGATCCTCAAGGGTTTGCAGACTACGATGTGCTGATCACCCTCCCTCTGGGACGAGGCAGTGAGGAGGAACGCAGACAGGCACTGCTGGGACTGCTGGAAAAACAGGAGATGCTGATTGCCCAGTACGGACCCATGAATCCGATTGTCGGACCCGAACAGTATTACCAGACATTGCAACGTCTCTTTGCAGATCAGGGGTTAGGTGCCGAGGCAGGATCATACCTACGTCCTCCACAGCAGATGCAGGCTCTCTTGCAGCAACAGATGCAGCAAGTTCTGCAGCAACAGAACGAACCTCCAAAACCCTCACCGGAAGAAATGCTGGCCCAGGCAGAGATCCAACGCAAACAGCTCGAGGTGGCCCAACGTGCCGAGGAGATGAAACGAGAGGATGACCGCAAACGGGATGAGATGGAAGCGGAGTTGTTCCTGAAATTGAAGGAACTCTCCTTCAAATACGGACAACCGATTGATGCCTCCCCACTGCTGGATGCCCTGACCCGCAACCGTGAGCTGGAGAGAGTGGACCAGGTGAGACAACAGCAGTTGTATGAGCAAACTCCACCAGGACAGATGCCAGTATGACACCTCGACGGTACGGCTCAAGAGGGAGCACGATCCAGACAAATGATGATTACGGGAAAAGGTTCCGCAACTTCATTGATGCGATCACAATGTTCAGTCCTCTGCAACCTGCAGCAAAGTCTCTGCTGTACGAAGAGGACTACCCCGTAGCACCGTTTGCCACACCACGGGACAGACTAGCAAACTTGCTGGAGGAACCAGAGTTTGAGCAGAGTCTCACAGAAGCAGGAATGGCAGGACAGGGGTTGCCCACTGCTGCAATTGGGTCGGTCTCTAAAAAACTCCCAAAACTAGGTGGTAAGTTTAGTGAGGTTCCCATCTTTAATCCGTCTGAGCATGTTGGGAAAACCATTGCTCCGATTGAGGCAGACTTGACTGCAGGCAGTCGGTATTTCACAGGCATTGGCAGTTCTAAAATTGATGCACCAGAGCCCTTGTTAGGCGGCCCTGAATACGTTGTGCAGGAAGGTCGAGTTGCTCAGACAGTAGATCCCCAGAAGAGAGCAAGGATTGCAGAAGCTCAGACCAGAGACTTACCTGTCCCCACCTTTATGCAGGAGATGGGGCAACCTCGCAAACCTGCGGAGGCAATCTGGGCAGCACGGAAGAATGACTTGGTTGGAGGTCAAGGGAAACAAGCAGACTACATCACAGTTCACGCAATGAGTCCCGAAAGCCATCAGTCGAATCAGTCTGTGATGAATGCCACACTGAAACAGTTGGCAGCATATGTCCGAGACAATCGCTTGACTGCTGAACAGGTAAAAGATTTAGACGATTTAATTCAGAAGAAAGTCCCTGAGTTTCCAGGACTGCAGGACCCTGATGTATTTAAGATTACCGATCAACTGAGTTTTGATAAACGTGCAGAAATTTTGAAGACCTTGCAGTCTGCAAAGGCAACAGATGCTGGATCGCCTGCTGCGAAAATTGTACGAGAGACACTCAGCGATGAATTTGCTGGGGCACAGAGACACCAACCAATGTTGGTGATGAAACCGTATCGTGATGCAGATGGCAACCTGATTCCTCTGGAGATGGGGAAGGATGTACTGGGAGAGCATCCATCGTACACCAAGACTTTTGCAGGTGAGGTAGTAGGGAGATTTGCTGCACCTGTCAAATCAGAGACATTGTACCCTGAGTTCTATGGTTCTCGACGGGCAGCAGGAATGCCAGAGAGAGACATCAATTATGTATTTGGGTCAAGGGACTACCCCCTGCAAATGATCACACCAGAAATTGCGTCATCAATCCGTTCTCAACCTTTTGAGTTTATTCAATCCCCAAGGCAAGCACGGTTGGCAACAGATGCAGGTCTGGGCAATTGGCGAGTGATGAGTGGCAAGCAGACAAAAGGTGCTGCAGACTTTAACCGTGAACTGATGCTATCTCCAGCTTCTTCTACTTTGACTCGGTATGATGGACAGAACGGAAGAATGACTATGAAGGATCTGAACAAGATGATCAGGTCTGAGAAGATGTCATTGTACTCATTAGGAGAGAACGGCAAGATTGGATTTGGATTAAAACGAGAAACAAACTACAACAATGAATATGGACTAAACAACCCATTGTTTGCCAATGATGATGTGGCAATCGTCAGTGTGTTCAATAATGAGAAAGGCGCAAGAGGAGTAGCAGGCCCTGGCACAATGTTGGAAGCACTCCGAAAAGGTGGAAACGTTCTTGATGCCTTCTCTGTCCCAACGGCAAAGAACCCCAACGGATTCCTGCCAGACACCTATGAAAGATTTGGCTTTGAAGTAGTCGAAAGAATTCCGTTCAACAAAGAATTTTATACTAAAAAAGAAGTTGAAGATCTGGTAGACTATTGGAGAAGTACAGGTTGGGATGAATCTCAGGGGATGCCTGAGATTGTCGTAATGAAATACACCGGAGACCCAGATGTTAGACAAAACCCAGTCAGAACTTTTTTTGAACAGGGTCGAATCGGTTCTGCAGGAAGAGTTGAGAACATCGACAGATCAGCAAGTAGCAGTCTTGTTAGACGGGCTAGACGGGCTTCTGAATCGGTTCCAACCAGAGCAGATAACCGACTTAATGATCCAGGGACAGTGGGACGTAGCAACCCACCTGCATCCCGTGGACGGTTCTCTGGCCTACTAAATGAGATTGCGTCACTAAATCCTACCGACGCATTTAATCTCGACCTCCCTCAGTCTGACATTTCTTCTCTACAATCTCTTCTTTTTGACCCTTAGAAAATAATCGAAATTATACGGATTATTATGCCCAACCCGATGAAATTCAAACCCTGTCCAACGTGTCCTGCTCCGAAGGTCTGTGCAAAACTGGGCAGGTGTATCAAACAACAAAGGAAATGATGACAGATCCAATCATCCGTGTCGGTGATCAAGCAAAGAAAATCCTGCAGGAAGATGCCGTTCGTCAGGCATTCGATGACCTCAAGTCTGGCCTAGTCCAGCAATGGATTTCCGGTAAGAGTCCAGACGAACGGGAATCCTGTTGGAACGCATACCATGCAGTCGTGAACCTGCAGAACGAACTGAACGCCCAGGTCCAGAGATCCATTCGCAGGAAAAAACAAACCTCTAAAGGAGACGAGTAAGAATGTCCGAGTACGCAGACTCCGTCAATGTCCCAGCAGAGACAGATGG